AAAAAAATAAAAAAAAAAATAAAAATAAAAAAGATAAAAAAAATGAAGAACTAATAAAAAATCAAGAAGAAATAAAAAAACAAATGAAAAAAATGGTGGAGAAATTATTAATAGAAAAAGGAAATAATAATATAACAAATAATACAAATAATACAAATAATTTAACAAATAACAAGGATAGTTTTAATACAAATAATACAATTATAATAAATAATTATGGAGATGAAGATACAAAATATATTACAAGTGATTATATCTTAAAATTATTAAAAAATAAACCGGCAAAAGCTATACCTGAATTAATAAAATATACACATTTTAATGATAAACACCCCGAAAATCAAAATATAAAAATAACAAATAAAAAAGAACCATATATAAAAGTTCTAAAAAATGATAAATGGGAATTGCAAGATAAGGATGAAACAATAACAGATTTGATTGACCGACAACAAGTTCATTTATTAGATGAAACTATAGAAGAAAAAATAGAAAAAAAATGTAATAATTCAGAAAAAATAAATATAGAACGTTGTAATAATTTATATAATGAAGATGATAAGGAATATATGAAAAGATTATATAATGAAAGTGAATTAATAATTCTTAATAATTCATAGAATAATTCATAGAATGATTTTATTTATATTTTTATATTTTTATATTTTTATATTTTTAAACACCAAAGAAATAATCGTATTCTTCAATCGTGCGTTTACAAATCATTTTTGCTAAATATTCTAAATCATTTTCAGTAATATTTGAAATAGAATTATATTTTAAACTATCATTTTCTACATTTGTAGAAAATTTATGAATAAAATTATTTAATGTATTTTGATCTTCATAATGAAAAATATCATACCACCATAATGCTTGATAAAAATCGGTATCTTTTTTTTCTTTTGCTTCTTTCATTTTAAAAACAATATTTTGTCCATTAGATGGAATAATGATACTTTCAAGATAATTGCGATGGGCCATTTTGTTTATTAAATAAATAAAAAAAATCAATTTAAATAATTATTTAATACTACAAATTACTAAAAAATTTAATACTACAAATTACTAAAAAATTTATTAAAATCCATGAATTTTTATAAAATCTTCTGAAACTATATTTTCTTTTATCAAAAAATTTTTCATATTATCTCGTTTATCTCCCTGTAATTGAATTATATTACTATTATCTTCTCTTGTAATAATTGAACCATTACAATTAAATTTTTTTTTTATATATTTCATTAATCTTTTTATATCTATACTTGAATCTAAACCTTCTATAGTTGTAATTGTTTTTTTAGCGTTTCGTTGTTGAATTCTTATATGAACTATGTTATGTTTTTTTTCGTCTTCAAAAAAAATATTATCTTCTTCAAAAATTACATTCATATAATATAATAATTATATATAATAATAATAAATTTATAATTTAAATAATAGATATTATATATAATAATAAGTTATGAATAATTCTACTAAATCTATTACATATTTATCAGATGATATATTTTTATGTATTATTAAAAATATAGAGAAAGAAATACATAATTATTCAGTAAAACCTGCTAATAGAATTTATGCTTTTTTTGCTTTAAAAAACTTATATAATAGTAATAAAACAAAAAAATATTTATTTACTAGTATTGATATGAATTTAATTTTATCAGGTTGTCATTTATTTAATGTAGAATTATCAAATATGGATTTACGTGGAATTCGTTTTTCACACGCTAATATGAATAGAACTCTATTAAAAAATTGTAATTTAATTGGTGTTAATTTAGAATATGCTGATTTACAAGAAGCTGATTTAAGTGGGGCTAATTTAAAAAATGCTAATTTAATAGGTGCTAATTTAACTGGTGCTATTTTAGATAAAACAAATTTTAGCAATACAAAAACAGATGATATTATTTTAGATGATATAAATTTACAAACTATTCGTTTTAATAGTAATTTATAATAATTATGTTTTCATTTTAATCTATTTTTATTATTTTATATATATATATATATATATAGATATAGATATGGATAATTATAAAAAAAAATATCTAAAATATAAAAATAAATATTATAATTTTAAAAAAAATAAAATGAGTGGAGGAAATATATATGGTGTAGTAGGAACACTATCAGTAATAGCATTAATATTATCAGTATATTATATGCGACAAAAACCACCGAAAATAACCATACAAAATGATGATGATGGTGACGATGGTGACGATGGTGACGATGATAGTGATGTTCTTATAAAGAGAATATCACCATCATCATCATTAGAAGCAAAAACAGCAGAAGCAGCAAAATCAGCAGCAGTAGAAACATCAGCAAAATCAGCAGCAGTAGAAACATCAGCAAAATCAGCAGCAGCAAACAGCAAAACACCGCAGCAGAAAACACCGCAGCAGAAACAGCAACAAAAAAAAAATGATTTAGAATTAGCATTAGCATTAAATAACTAAAAATTTATAATGTAAACATACAAAAAGTAGTATTAATTTATGATAATTAATGTAAACATACAAAAAGTAGTATTAATTTATGATAATTAATGTAAACATACAAAAAGTAGTATTAATTTATGATAATTTATGATAATTTAAAATATATACCTAATGCTATAAATAATAAAAAACAATTAATAATATATAGAATATATAATTTATTTTTATTTTTTTCATATTTAATTTGTTGTAGATTTATGAAATTATATAAAATTACAAAAATACTTAATATACATAATAAATCACTTAGTGTTTTTAAATTTTTTTTATTAAAAGAACGTAATGCTATTGCTAATGATACTAATATAATACAGTTTCTGGTCCATGATGCGTGTAATGTTTCTATTCTTAATTCAGCACTAAATATATTTTCCATTTATAATATATATAATATATATTATATATTTTTACTTTTATTAAATAAATTATTTATAATTTGAATTAATTCATTCATTTCATTTAAATTTAATGTTTCTTCATATGAATTTATATATGAATTTATTTGAGAAAATAAAAATTCTATGTGTTGTAAATTTACATTTTCAATATTTCGTAAAATAAATGAATTTGAAAGTATTATTTCCCCAAATTTTTTATTAATTTTATCAATATTTACCAAAAAATGTATTTCTAAATCTAGTAAATTATATTTTTTTTGATTTGAAATAAACGTTTTTTTTCTTTTAAATTTCAGTTTATCATTTATTTTTTTTTGAGGAGGTGATGGAACAATTACTACTTCAGAATACATTTTTTTTTATAAAATAAAGAATAGATTAATCAATTTATAAATCTATAAATTTATAAATCTATAAATATTTTTTTCTACACGTATTTATATAAAACAACTTATTATTTATTATTTATTATTTTAAATTATCATCTTGAAAAATAATGATGAATTTAAAAATATAACTGATTTATGTAAAAATACAAAATTTTTGAATGAATAGTTTTTGAGAATTCACCCTATTAAATAATGCTATTGAATAATGCTATTGAATAAATAAAAAAATTTAAAAAATTTAAGAATAAAAATATATTATAAATTGATTTTTATATTAACTATATTAATATAATGGAGACATTACCAGTTGAACTTATTAATAATATTTTGTTTCCTAAACATTATAAATGTAATGAAGAATTAACATTAAATGAGAAATTATATTTGTCTTCTAATTTACAAAATAAAATTACTGTAGCAAATCAAATAAAACATTTAGTAAAAGAATTTGAATATCAACGTAATCGTAGTGATTATAATATATGGAGAAAATCAAATCATTCTACTTATAAATATATTCTTTATCAATCTTTATCAAAAAAAAATAAAGAACATCTCTTAAATTTAACCCCACATAATGTTGAGCCAGGTTTAATATTTACACATTTAATAAATTCTCTTAATATTAATTTTAATAATTTTATTAATTTTAATAATAATAATAATAATAATAATAATAATAATATTGATTTTAATTTTAATAATAATATTCCATTGAGTATTATGAGTACATCTATTAATTAGTATTAATAATATAAAAATTTCAAATACATTTTACTTTGTATTTATCTATCTGATAGCTAATTTATTTACATTTTCCATAAATAATATCAGATACATTATCTAATAAAGTTATTTTTGAAGGTATTACATGATTGTGGTCTTTGTATAATTTTTTTTTATAACCTTCTGTATGAGGTGTTAATTTTTCAGATATGTGTTGATATTTATCAAATTTATAATTAACTCGTGATACTGTAATTCTAGTCATAATATATAAATATAGTATCTTTTTTTTAAATACTTAAACATCTATTTCAAAAAATTCTTCATTATATGTTTCAACTGCTTCAACTGCTTCAACTGTTTCAACTGTTTCAACTGTTTCAACTACTTTAACTGCTTCAACTGCTTCAACTGCTTCAACTGTTTCAACTGTTTCAACTGCTTCAACTGCTTCAATTTTTTCATTTTTTTTTGTAAATGAATGTAGAATATCATTTTTAACTAAATAACCTATACCACCTAAGACTGAAAATACCACTGTTCCTCCTATAACATATTTTTGAACGGTTTTATTTTTAATAAAGTTAATATATTTTAAATATTCCATTTATATATATATTATTTTATTATATATTTTACACCTTTTAACATTTAAAACGCCGACTTGCGAATTAAATATAAAAGATTGAGTCATTAACTCGGTAAAATCAACTGATAGTTCAACTTTACTATGCTTTCGCATATGAAGAACGAATAGGTTTAAATGCTTCTTGTCTTTCTTTATTTAAGCAATAATATTTAAATATATTCATTATATTTATTGCTGAATTAGCATCACGCGTCTTAAATGCTGTTTGTTTGTTTTCGGAACTCAAGCATTTATGACAACATAGATGTCTAAAGGTTTTTTTATTATTATGTTTCATATAATTTAAATCTTCTAAACAATCACTACACTTTTTACTTGTATTGTATTCATGTATTGATATTGTTTCATATTTTTTTTCTATTAATTTTCTTATACCTTTATTTTTAGTTGGCATAAAATGTTTCATTTGACTACTTCTACTCCAATCACCATAAGCAATCACTATATTATCACCAAATACATTTTTAATATTATTCAAAAATTTATCTTCTGATTTACGAGAATAAACAAATTGTCTCCATTTCATTTTTCTCCATAAATCTGTTATATAAAACTCTTGTAATTCATTATTTAATTTTGTTTTTTCTTTGATATAATCTTTAAATTTTTGATAATCTATTGTTTTACTATTTAATTCTGATAATAATGTTTCTTTTTCAATAATATTATTTTTCTTCTTTTCAGTCAATAATATTCTACTATTTCTTTTTGCTAAACTTTCTACTCTTCGTTGTGCAGAAGAATATTTTAATGTATTATTATTTTTATCTACCATATAAGTTAAAAACTTCTTTCCTGGATCACAACCCACTATATTTTTATTATCAAAATTTCTTAATTCATTATCATTACAATCTTCTATATATCTATAATTATCTTCTACTATTTTTTCAGTTTTAGAACCATATTTTTTATCTACTAAATCATTTCTAATAAAAGATAAACTAACACCTATTCCATCTGTTTGTATTTGATAATTAAATATATATTCTTTATTTTTAAAGATTTTTTTATTTAATCTAAAAACTTGACTCCATATAATATCTTTACTTTCTTTTAACTTTGTTAATAATTTTCCTTTGTTTCCTTTTGAAGCAAATAGATTTATTAAACAAGCAGTATCTATTGTTATATATTTTGGAACTATATTATTTCTTAATGGTATTGGTTGAAATAATTTTGCTTCTTTTTGTTCTAAAATACTATTCATATAAAACAAACATGGAATAAATTTATGTGGATATGCTTTAACATCATAATATATTGATTTTTTAATTTCTGTTGGTGTTATACTTGATTTATGTTGATTATACCATTCTACAAATTCTTCTGGTATTTCTTTTTTATTTAGAATAGCATTTTTAAGTTTAAATTTTATAGATTTATCGTCAGTTAATTCATTTGTAGTAATATTGATAAAACGAAGTAAATGTTGTAAATAATGTTCTTTTATATTAGTTTCAAGACAAGTATTAATTTGAATAGCTAAATATGGTAATAAAAATGATAAATTTTTTAAATTATATTTTTCTTTTTGAATAAGTGGTTGGAATTCTTTATTATAGAAATCTTCTAATTCGTCTAATAAATCAGTATCTTTTGCTTTTTTACCACGATTATCACGAATACCTTGTGTTTTTATACAATATAATATAAACTTTTCATTAATAATTGGTAATGATTGATTGTTATGATATTTATATAATAAATATAATCTGATAAATTGATAAGTTTGAATCACAATATCATTGCATTTAATCACTAATTTATTAATTTCTGGTTGTATTTCATTATAGTTTTTTAGAATAGATTTTAAAGAGGTTTTTATTGTTTGGTATGGGTTAAATTTTTTCTTTTTCATTCATATATGTCTATATAATTAAATCTTTAAATGAATTATATTTTTATTCATTTAATTGATTAAACAGATTTAAAATTATGAATATAATGAAATATAGTTATGATTTGTTCTTCAAAACAAAAGCACTTATGTGGTCTAAAAGAATGTAAAATATGTTTTGATAGAAGTTTTGCTAGTTATGAAGGTAAAACACCTAATTGTAAATTAAAAGTTGATTGTTGGGATTATGAAAAAAATGGTGAAATTAAACCTATTAATATATGTAGGAAAACAAATAAAAAGTATTGGTTTCAATGTGATGTTTGTTATCATACTTTTGAAAACACACCAAATCATATAACTTCAAGAAGTGATTGGTGTAATTATTGCTCTGGAAAAAAATTATGTGATAAAAATGATTGTAATTTTTGTTTTAATAAAAGTTTTGCTAGTTATGATGGTAAAACACCTAATGGTAAATTAAAAGTTGATTGTTGGGATTATAAAAAAAATGGAGAAATTAAACCAATAAATTTATGTAAACATGCACATATAAAAACTTATTTTATATGTGATATTTGTAATAAATCTTGGGGAACTGCTATATATAATATTTCTATTCATAACTGGTGTCCTTATTGTAAAGGACTATATAAATCAACAGATGACATAATTAATGAATTTAAAAAAATACACGGTAATACATATAATTATTCTAAAGTTGTTTATGTAAATAGTTTAGAATCTATTATCATAGGGTGCCACAAACATGGTGATTTTTTACAATTACCAAAAGTCCATAAAAGAGGATGTGGGTGTCCCATTTGCGCTGAAATAACAAGAGGGGAAACACAAAAATTAAATGTAATTAAAAATTTATTAAGACTTGCTATAAATATACATGGTGATAAATATGATTATTCCAAAGTAGATTATATTGATTCTACAATACCTGTATTAATATATTGTAAAAAATGTAAAAAATATTTTAATATGTTACTTTCAAATCACACACACAAACAATATCCTCAAAATTGTCCGAAATGTAAGTGTGCAGGTTATTCAAAAAAACAAATACAATGGTTAGATTTTATATCAATATTATATAATATTACTATTCAACATGCTATAAATAATAAAGAACATAAGATAGAAAATATTGGTAAAGTAGATGGTTATTGTAAAGAAAAAAATACTGTATATGAATTTCATGGTGATTTATGGCATGGTAATCCTATGAAATATAATATATTTGACAATGATGCTAAAAATCCATTCAGTAAGAAAACTTATTATGAACTTTATGAAACTACATTAAAAAGAGATAAAAAAATAAAAGAATTAGGTTATAATTTAGTTATAATGTGGGAAAATCAATGGGATAAAATAAATGATTCAATAAAATTATTACAAAATAAATGGAGAGATTATAAAAATAAACCACATAAATGTGAAAAATGTAATATTAGTTTTAAATTTAAATCACAATTAGAAAAACATTGTAAAACTGAATTACATAAAACTGGTAAAAAGAAAACACGAAGTGATAAAAAAGAAGAATTTAAATGTGAAATATGTAATTTATATACAACTAATCAACAAACTAATTTGAAATTACATATATTAAATAATCATAAAACAAAAGAAGAAAGAAAAAATGAGTTTCCTTATTATTGTGAATTATGTGATTCTGGTTGTATGGAAGAAAAACTATATAAAAAACATTTAGAAACCAAAAAACATAAAAAAAAAATAGATTTACTATCTAAATAATTTATTTATCATTAATAATTAGGAATGCCAAATCATAAAAGTGAAGATTTTAAATTAAGCGCTGTAAAATATTATTTAGAACATTCAAATAATCAAACACAAACTTGTGAAATATTTGGTTGTAGTGTTAGAAGTTTAATGCGATGGGTAGATAAATATAATAATACTGACGAAATTAAAAGAAAAACAAGAAAATATATTGCTTACCAGTAGGGTTCGAAGACCCTACGTGTCTTCTGATAAAGTAAAAAAAGAATATGTAGAATTTATCAAGAAAGAAATATCAAAAAATAAAACAATTACTATGAATGATTTACTAATCAAATTAAAAGAAAAATATAATGAAGCAGATATAAGTTTAATGCAAGTTCATAGGATAGTGAAAGATATAAATATAACATTAAAACAAACAAAAGTAAGACATGTCCCAGTATTAAGATATGGAAAACCAATTGAAATTGAGAAACAAATCAAAGATTTTTATAAAGAAGTAAGTAGATATAATTTAGATGATTTAATAAGTATTGATGAAACTTCATTAAATACATTAGAAATAAGAAAACATTGTTATGAAACAATAGGAAAAAGATGTACTATAAAAACAACAAGTCAAGAAGTATTTAAAAAATATACTGGTATTTTTGCTATTACAACTAAAGGAGTAATTGGATATGAAATCTATGATAAAGGTGGAATTGATAGTAATAGACTAATAGATTTTATTAATAAATTTATAACTGGTAAATATAAAAATAAATTAATAATATTAGATAATGCGAGTAGTCATAGAAATAAAAATGTAAAAGATTTAATTAATAAAGATAATAAATTATTATATTCAGTTCCTTATCAACATTTTACTAATGTAATAGAAAATTTTTTTTAGTGTTCTTAAAAGTAAATTAAGAAAAGAAAAAGATGTAGGTTTGGTAAAATTAAAGAACAATATAAGAAAAATAATAAATTCTATTCCAGAAGAAACTTATAAAAATTTATTCAAGGGTAGTTATAATAAATCAGAAAAATATATTCCAAAAAAGAGCAGAAAAAAAACTTTAAAAAATTATAAATAAGTCGGCGTTTTAAATGTTAAAAGGTGTAAATACTTTAATAAATAATTTGTTTATCATCATCTAATACGCAATTAATAAATTTTAATTTATTGGAAGACGAACTTAATTCTTTAGGACTTATTAAAGTCCAAGGTATATGTTTATCTAAAAATCCTAATTCAACATATACATATGATACCAAAGCAGAACACCAATATGTATTTTCTTTTTGTGTATTTCCTATATCTAATTTGTAATATGCCTTAATCCAATCAAGTGGATTTAAATCATATGGAATATTATGAACTGTGGAATGAATTTTTATTATTTTTTCATAAAAATTTTTATCTCGAGTACAATGTAATTTTCTAACGTATATACGTCCTTTATAATGTTTCATTTTTTCTTCTAAATTTATTATTTGTACTCCTTTTTTTATACGGTTATTTTCGGGATCAGGTGTATCTTCACGTTCAGATTCTAATAAATAAATACCAGTAAATGTAGCATCACCTAGGTTAGGATTTTTTAAAACTACACCTACATGACTATATACAGAATTGGTAAAATATTCTACAATATAAGAAAAAAAATAGTTTCCATGAAATAAAACAATATCACCTGTTTCTAAATCATCAATGTTCATTATTTATATATATTATTTTTATCTATAATATAATATATGGATAAATTTTTATATAATTATTTTGGATTTAATGAAAATCATATTAAAAATCAAAGTGCTTTATTAATTCAACATACATATCGTAATTATAAAAAATATAATTTACAAAAAAAAATAGATATGATTCGTTATGGTAATAAATTAACAAATAAAACAGAAAAAAGATTAAATAAAGAGATTAAAGAAGAAAATGAATTTTGGAAAAATCAAAGAATAAGAATAAAAAATGAGAAAATAAATTTTATATTAAAAGACTATGAGATTATTTAAATATCAGTAATTATTTCAAATTCTTCATTTGTAAATCCAAAATGACTACCATTTTCTTCATCTATTTTTAAATTTTTATTACAAGTATTATAAGTATGTAATAATTGAACTATTACTCCCTCCCAATTTATTTCCTTACATTTATTCACAGCATTTTTTACAAATGCTTCACCTTCATTCATTTTATCTTCATTATTAAATTTATGATTATGCCAAAATGATTTTTTAAATGTTAATGTGGCCTCTGATATTTTTTTTTCTAAAGGATATTCAATTGGTGTAACATTAATAATACTACTATATTTTTTAATATGAAAACAACCAATTGTAGAACAAAATACACAATCACGACCAGATTTCATTAAATTTCCTACACGATTTATTAATGAATCTGGGTGATAATAATCATCATCATCCATAAAAGCAATTATATTATTTTTTGCTAATCGCACACATTCATTTCTTTTCCACCCAATTGTTTCTTTTTTCTTATAATGATAATATTTAATATTATCACCCTTGGGTACAACATCTTCTACTTTATCAGTACCGTCATCCAGAATAATAAACTCTATCTTATCTTTTGGATATGTAGTATTATTATAATTCATTTCTACTAATTTCATAAATTTTTTACGATTATATGTAGGCATACATAATGATATATTAGGTAATTCTTCTGGTTCTATAAAATTATTTATTTGTGGTAATTTTATGGATTTCATTTTTTTACATACTTGTATAATAGATTTATAAAAAACATTAACATCCTTAACATCCATATTCATATTTATGGTTTCTTTTTTTACAAATGAATCAATAATTAAATCATCTTCATTTTGAACTAAAATAAAATCATAATTATGAAGTTGTGGTGTCCAAGATTGTACATAATGATTTTTATCAAAAACAAATATATTATTTTGTGAATAATCTATTAATAAATTGTTAATATATCCATAAAATATATTAATATTTGCGGGTGAACATTTATATTCTAAATAATGAACTATATTTTTTTCATAATTTCCACTTTTATAACGAATAGCAAATCCATCATATAATTTTTCACACCCTTTTAATAAATTTTTATCATTTTTATCTGTTATAAAATTAATTAACATTTATATATTTTTTGTATTTTATCTATAAATATATTTAGTTTTCAAATTAAATAATACAAAAAAAAATTTATTTATTTATATTATTTCTCTTAAAAATAACTTTTTATTTTCTTCCAGCATGATAAGTTATTAAATTATCTTATATAATAACACATTCTAGGCGTGGTTATTATTATATCCTGTATATTCTGTATCGGGTAGTTCCTTATTATTTAATCCCAACGTTTCCATTATTTCTTGTGAATAAATAATTGCTAAAACAATACATATTATTAATATTATTATTAAAAATATATGTGGAACATAATCATATATTTTAAATTCTTTTTTGTCTCCCTCTTTTTTTTCTTCAAATGTTTCCATAATAGTATTAAATAAATCCATTATATATATTATATAATATATATTATATAATATATATTTATTTATTTTTTTGACGAATAATATTTATATTATGGTTAGGTGAGCTGCGGAGGTTTCATCATTATTTCCAAATGCGTAAAATAAACCTAATGGAAATATTATAAGTGTAATTAAAATTATTGCTAATATACCTCTAAATGTAGTTGTATTCATATTTCCTATATATTTTTTAACATTTTTTTCTTTTTCTTCATAAGTTTCTTTCATATTAGAGAATATTTTTAACATATTTTGATTAAATATAATTTCAGTTAAATTCATATAATATAATATATATATATATATATATATATAATATTTAATTTATATAAAAACGTATTCATATTAATAATTAATGGTCAAAATAGAAGAAGATACAAAATTAGATTTTTCAGATGTTTTAATTAAACCAAAACGTAGTACTTTATCTAGTCGTTCACAAGTTGAATTATCACGGACTTTTAAAACTCTTCATTCTAAATCTGAATGGACCGGTGTTCCTATTATGGTAGCAAATATGGATTCTACTGGCACTTTTGAAATGGTATTAGAATGTCAAAAACATAAAATTATTACCTGTCTTCATAAACATTATGAAGTTGAAGATTGGTTAGATTTTATAAATAAAAATAAATTAGATTATAATTGTTTCACTATTTCTACTGGTATTTCTGATAAAGATTTCATTAAAACCCAAAATATTTTAGAATTAGTTTCCCAAATTAAAATGATTTGTATTGATGTTGCTAATGGTTATTCTGAAAAATTCGTTGAAACAATAAAGAAATTTAGACAACATTTTCCAGATAAAATTATTATTGCCGGTAATGTTGTTACTAGTGAAATGACTGAACAACTTATACTAGCTGGTGCTGATATAGTTAAGGTAGGTATCGGTCCTGGGAGTGTATGTACTACACGAAAACAAACTGGTGTTGGTTATCCTCAATTATCTGCTGTTATGGAATGTTCTGATGCTGCACATGGGTTAGGTGGATTAATTATATCTGATGGTGGTTGTACTGTTCCAGGTGATTTTTCTAAAGCATTTGGAGGAGGTGCCGATTTTGTAATGAGTGGTGGATTTTTTAGTGGACATACTGAATCTGGTGGTGATTTAGTAGAAGAAGACGGTAAGCAGTATAAGATGTTTTATGGTATGAGTAGTGATACCGCGATGAAAAAATATGCGGGTGGTGTAGCAAATTATCGTTCATCCGAAGGTAAAACAGTTAAAATCCCTTTTAAAGGTCCTGTTGAAAATACTATTACGGATTTATTAGGTGGTATCCGTTCTACTTTGACCTATGTTGGTGCTAAATATTTAAAAGAAATTAGTAAAAGAACGACATTTATTAGAGTAAATAATCAATTAAATAATATATATAAATAAATTTTAGATTTTTATATATATATATATATATATAATGGATAGATGGTTAATGATAATGTTATCACATTTATTAATAAATGGACCATTAATGATTTATATAGGTTATACTAATGCGACAAATATATATGTATTTTATTTATTATTTATACTTGGAATATTTATGTTAGGATATTTAGGATTTAAATGGTTTAAAAATGAAATGAGTGCATGGTTATATATTCATTTATTAGTTTATATACCATTATTTATGTATACGGGATATTTAGGAATAAATAATATGGAAATACCGTGGTATAATTATGAATTTATATTAGCGATTGGTGTGGCCGCAACCGGTTATCATTTATTAAAAATAATAGATCATTATAAAAAATAAATTATTATAAAAATAGGCATATATTTAACATTTTTTAGGACGTGCATATCCTATAATACCACAAGCAATTCTTTTTCCAGCATGTCCTGTCGTAAGACTATCATTGTGACCTCCTAAACCTAAATCATCTTCATCTTCGTGAATAACAATACTGCGTCCAATAACATTATATTTACCGCGTAATTTAATTAATTTATCTGACATTTTCATTTTAACAATACCATTTTTATTTGCTTTAATATTTCCTAAATCACCAACATGGCGTTCTTTACTATCAGGACCACCATGTTTTTTATTATGTGGATTATAATGAGCACAAGTACTTGAACAACCTTCTCTCAAGTCACCATATTCGTGAATATGAAAACCATGTAGCCCGAATGTTAAACCTTTTAAATTAATAGAAATTTCTGTTTTTTTTTCTTTTAAATTTTCTGTAAATAAGATAGTACCTGTTATATTATTTTGATTAATAACACAAATTGCCTCAATATTTTTATTCATATAATATAATATATTTTTAAAA